TTCTCTAGGGGATCACATGCCTGTCATCTATCGTGGTGAGCGTTTCGCAGACTACAATCGGCCAAAGAAAACGAGGAATCATCCTACAAAGTCGCACGCGGTTTTGGTTAAAAAGGGTGACACCATTCGTTTAGTTCGCTTTGGCGCACAAGGCGCGAAAACGTACCCACCGACAGAAGGCGAGTCAGCCAAGTCAAAAGCAATGCGCAAGGCATGGTATGCGCGGCACGGCAAAACCCTAGCAAACGCAACCGTATTCGATCCCATTTATTGGGCGGCTAAAGTGAAGTGGTGAGCAAATGGCATTTTCTGTAGACACTGATCTAACCGATCTCATCCCTGACATCTTAGAGTTTGGCATCGACACGTTTGCCGATGAACACGCAAGAGCGCAGGCCGACATAGAGCGCGAGATCCGTAATCGCTGGTGGCACCGCAAGGGCATCAAAGGCGAGATGGACGCGAGCTATCTGACTGACTCGCAGTGGACGCGATCAGCGGCCTACCTTGTATTGTGGAAGTACGCGTTACCCCAGCTAACCAACTGGGTAGACGACGACAGATTTTTGCGCATGATTGATTTCTACAAGGTGCGCTACGGTGAGGAGCTAGATGCGATCTTTGCTGACGGTGTAGAGTACGACGCAGACAACGACGGCACTGTCACCGACAAAGAAAAAGAAGTTATTGCACTGAATCGGCTAGATAGATGATACGAGTACGCACTAACCCACTGCGCCTAGAGCGAGTCACTAAAGACATCGCGAAGGACATCGAGGCCAGCAAGAAGCTGGCTATGACGCGCACGGTGTTAGCTGGCGTTGAGATCATCGAAGACAGGACAAGTAAAGGGCGCGGGATCAACGGGCCTTTTAAGCGCTACTCTGAGGCATGGGCGCGCATCCGTAAGGATCTGGGCAAAACCAGCGCTACACCTAACCTTGAGTTTGGTTATGAGCGCGTCGGCAATCAGTTTAAATCACGGCCCTCTATGCTATCGGCAATGCAAGGCAGAGCAGACAGCAAGAAAAGCGGTATTATCTTTTTCACTAATCGTGAGGCTGGTAAACGTGCGGCGTTCAACAACAAGTCGCGTCCCTTCTTTGGCTTTAACGGTAAAGAAGAGCGCAGGCTGGCTGACGTGTATTTGTCAGGTATTAAAATTAAGGATCGGCGGCGATGAGTGTTAGAGAGAATGTAGCGGCCAATTTGGTAACGCAACTGAAGGCAATCACAGCGCCTGTAATTAAAAAGGTAACGCGAGAGCCTTTCGACTTCGATAAGCTATCTAACGCACAGTTTCCCGCAATACTCGTAAGGACAGCCAACGAAACGCGCGAGGATGCTAGTTTAGGTGGTAGCGCAACAAGCAGACAGGCGACGATTGAATACGAATTAGTTTGCTTCGTAAAGCACAAGAACATCGACACGGCGCGCAATCAGTTGATTGAGGCAATTGACGAAAGGCTGGACATCGACAGGACGCGAGGCGGGCACGCCATTGATACGCAAGTTATTAGCGTTGAGGTGGATGATGGTACAATAGATCCTATTGGCGGCGTGATCGTCACGGTACAAGTTGAATATTTTTACACACGCGGAAATGCGTAACAGGAGAAAGTAAATGGCAATCGCAAAAGGTTCTAGCGGTGTAGTAAAGATCGCTATTCATGATGGAACAGTCGGGGCAGTCGGAGAGATTCGCTCGTTTAGTGTTGACGAAACAGCAGACACTTTAGACGTAACAACTATGGGCGCAACAGCCAAAAGCTATCTTAATAGCTTGACTGATGGCACCGTTACAGTTGATGCCCTCTGGGACAGTGCAGACGCACAACAGCTTATTTTTGACGTAGGCGCACACGTTGACTTTGAGATCCACCCCGAAGGTGTTGGTACTGGCAAAATGTACACGGGCGAAGCCTTTGTTACTTCAAAAACAGTATCAGGCTCTTACGATGGAATCGTTGAGGCGTCATTTAGCGCTCAAGTTTCTGGTGGTGTTACTGAGGCCGCAAGCTCGTGAGTCTAGCTAAAGAGCTTCGTAAGCGTCGCACTCAGTCGCGGCGCAAGATCGAAGTTGCTGAGTGGGCCGATGACGATGGGGCTTTCGTCTTATACTGTCGGCCTATTACCTGCTACGACTTAAACGAACTGCAACGCAAGCACCCTGCTGTTTTGCAGAATCCAAGCATTGCTAGCATGGTTGACTTGATTGTTATGAAGGCAGAGTCACAGGACGGTGAGCGCCTGTTTACTGCGGCAGACGATAGAGTCGAGCTGATGGCAGAGGAGACAACCGTTGTTTCCGAAATCGCTAACCAGATGTTTGGCACCATTGAGTCCGTGGAGGACTTAGCAAAAAACTAAAGGCCGATCAGTCTAGGATGAATTTAATTGCCTTGGCTGATCGGTTACATAAGACGATAGAAGAAGTCGAGCAGATATCGGTTACTGAGTTCCACGAGTGGCTCGCTTACTTCCAACTGATGAGCGAGCAAGCTGATGGCGACTCAAGACGTTAAGATTCGAATTACCGCCCTAGATAAAACGTCTGGGGCTTTGCGTAATATCGGCAACGGACTTCGCGGCCTAACTAAACCTTTGTTAAATATGCGCACGGCGTTAGTCGGTGTCGTTGGTGCTGGCGGCATCGGCTTACTCGTGCGACAGTCTTTAATCGCTACCGATTCACTTGCAAAGACAGCCAGCAAAATTGGCACGACTACTGAAGCCCTAAGCGCCCTGCAATATGCAGGCCAAATTACAGGCGTAGAAGTCAATACGATGAATATGGCGCTTCAGCGGTTTACCCGTAGAGCGTCAGAGGCGGCTGTTGGCACTGGTGAAGCTAAGGGCGCTATTCGCGAGCTAGGTATCGACGCTAGACAGTTGGTGCGATTGCCGCTCGATCAACGGATGCTTGTACTTGCAGACGCGTTTTCCAATGTAGAAAACGAATCCGATAAACTGAGACTTGCGTTTAAGCTGTTCGATTCAGAGGGTGCGTCGTTAGTTAACACGCTTGGACTCGGCAGAAATGGCTTGGCTGATTTGCTGGGTGAGGCTCGCAAGTTGGGCGTAGTTATGTCCTCAAACGCGGCTGACGGCGTTGCAGAAGCTAACGACGCGTTATTCCGAATGCAGTCTTTGTTCGGTGGGATTGTTAAACAAACAGTAGCCGCATTAGCTCCAGCGATATCGGCACTGGCTGATCTTGTCACTAACAAAGTGCTCACTAGTTTCGACGATGCGAATACAGGCGTACAGGATTTTGCCAAGGCATTAGCGACTGATGTTATTAACGGCATTTCTGCAACGATCCAAGGTTTTGAAAATTTAGTTAATGGCCTGATTGGTGCGGCTAATGATCTTATTAAGATAAAAGCGCAACTGACAGGATTTTTCACGGCTGACGACGAAAAGAGCGCTGTACAGCTACGACTAGCAATCGAAGGCGTAAACGAAAAAATAGCTCATCAGCAAAAGCTAATAGACAGTCAGATAGGCAGAAATAAACAAGCCGCAGAAACAATACAAGCACGATACATAAAAGAGAAAGAGTCGCTCGAGGAGCTGTTGCGACTTAAGCAAGAAAACGGCGAACTAGATTTAATCGACGAAGTTTCGTTTCAGTCGTATTTGACAATACTTGATGGCGTCGGCGCGAAAATTAACAATGTTACGAATGCAACAAAGGGACTGGCACAAAGCACACAAGAAGAGCTTCCAACAGCCTTTGACAGTTTTTTAGCGAATCTAAAGCGAACAAGAGATTTAGCGTCTGACATTACTCCACAACTAGAAGGCTTGGGAGATCAGGCTATTCGCGGTTTGGGCGATTCATTTACAGCCGCAATCACAGGCGCACAAAATTTTAGCGACGCTATTAAGTCTATGGCTAAGTCAGTCATCGACAGCCTTATTAAAATACTGGTTCAGAAGTACCTCGTTGATGCGGCCTTCGGCGCGATCACAGCAGGCTTTGGTGGCGGCGGCACTACAACTTCAGGCGGCGGTGGCGGCGGGGGTACAGGTAATTTTGCGGGTAGCTTTAACGGAGGAGGCTTTACTGGCTACGGTGCTAGAGCTGGCGGTGTAGATGGTAAAGGCGGTTTCCCTGCTATCCTACACCCTAACGAATCAGTAATAGATCACACGAAAGGCCAAGGCCAAGGCGTTACTATTGTGCAAAACATTAACGTCACGACAGGCGTACAGCAAACCGTACGCGCTGAGATAGCTAATCTACTGCCTCAGATTAGTAACGCGGCAAAATCGGCTGTGGCAGACTCTAGGATGCGTGGCGGTGGCTTTAGTAAGGCAATGGTGGGTGCATAATGGCGGCGTTTCCTGATATCGGCTTTACCTCGATGACGATGCGGCTTCGCTCTGCAACGTCAGTTAGTCAATCGCCTTTTACTTTCGATCAGCAAACCTATCAGCACCAAGGCGTAAGGTGGGAGGCTGAGGTGACACTGCCGCCTTTGACTAGGACAGATGCGAAGCAAGTCGAGGCGTTCTTTGCGTCACTGCGAGGACAGGCAAACACATTTACGATGGGCAATCCTCTGCACAATGTCACGGCTGTCGGCACGATTACTAGCGGTGCTCGTAACGCGACAACGGTGACGGGATCGGTAACGGGTGCTGTAGCTGGCGACTACTTTGAGGTTAACGGCGTCCTGTACATTATTACTGAGCTAGCAGAGTCTACTTTTGACATTATGCCACCGCTACGAACGGCGATCACTGCTACTACCTCGATGGACTTTTCACTGCCTAAAGGCTCATGGCGACTTGCATCTAATGAGATCGAGTGGAGCATAAACCAAGCCAGCTTGTATGGCTTTACCTTTGCGTGCGTTGAGGCGATATGAGTAGAGAACTAACAACGGCGATGAAGTCGGCAGTTACTGCCGATTTAGTCCGTCCTATTACGCTTGTGCAATGTGCATTTGATAGCGGCGATCTAAACCTGTGGAGCGGCATCGGTAACCTAACGGTGGATAGTGTTGAGTATGTTGGCGCAGGTACGCTGTTGCAGATTGGTGAAATTGCAGAGAGCGCAGAGTTACAGGCCAACGGCCTTACTGTTGCTTTGTCTGGCATTACGGAGCCGCTAATTAGCAAGGCTAGGGACGAGGACTATCAAGGCCGCGAGCTAAAAGTGCTGTTAGGTGCTATCGACTCAGAGGGTGATGTCACTGCTAATCCTGTCATTCTCTTCAGTGGCTTCATGGATACGATGGTAATCAACGACGGTGCTGAGACGGCGACAATACAAATCACTGTCGAAAACCGTTTAATCGAGTTTGAGCGCACACGCGGCAGACGCTATACGGCTGAAGATCAAAAGATTGATTATCCCGATGACAAGGGATTAGAGTTTGTTGCTGAGATGCAGGAAAAAGAAATCATTTGGGGCCGCAACAAAGTGGGCGCAAGCGGCGGTGGAGATTCTGGTGGCGGTGACTTCCCAGCGGAAAACACACAGCGGCCATAAGGAGGCAATAGATGGATTTTGCACTAGAGGCACTGGCACAGGTAAAACGGGAAGCAGAGCCGCTCTTACAGCAACACTATGAAGAGATTGCGCTTAACAAAGACAAGATAAAGCTTAACCCTGATTGGCGAGCCTACGCAGAGCTGGACAAGATTAACGCGTTGCGCGTGTTTACAGCACGCAAAGACGGCAAGCTGATGGGCTACTTTGTTGTCATCGTTAGCAAGTCGCTTCATTACCGCGATCACTTGTTTGCTAACAACGACATTATCTTTTTGACTAAGGCCGCTCGCAAAGGACTGACAGGCGTTAAGCTGATTAAGTTTGCGCTGGACGCACTAGAGGCAGAAGGCGTTACTAAAGTACATATCAACACAAAAGCGCACCAGCCTTTTGACGCAATATTAGAGCGTCTAGGCTTCGAAGAAATCGAGCGCGTCTACTCTTTAATGCTGAGGTAAATACATGGCTATTGCGGCAGTTGCAGGGCTTGCGTCGGTAGGATCAGCAATGATCGCGGCAGGCACTTTAGCTATTGGCTGGGGTGCGGCGATTGGCGCTTTTGCTCTTGGCGCTGGACTGTCAATTGTTTCTCGTGCTTTGGCACCTAAACCAAATTTAGGGGCGCAACTGAGGGGGATATCGCAAACAACGAAAGATCCAGCAGGGCCACGGCAACTAGTCTACGGGCAGATGCGAGTTGGAGGCCAAATTGTCTATATCCAGAACTCAGGCACTACTAACGAATTCCTGCACCTTGTTATTGTTTTTGCTTCGCACGAGATCGAGTCGTTTGAGGAGTTTTGGTTTAACGATAAGCGCGTTTTTGAGAATGGCGCAGTGGCAAGCGATTGGAGTGATTACGTCACTGTCACGATGTTTGATGGATCACAGACGACAGCAGACGCAACGCTTGAGAGCGCGTTTTCTGAGTGGACTGACAATCACATTTTGAATGACATGGCCTATGCTCACTTTAAGCTTAAGTGGGATCAGGACAAGTTCCCGCAAGGCGTGCCAAACATTACTGCCATCCTAAAGGGGCGCAAGGTTTACGATCCTAGAGAGGGCGGGCACAGTGCAACTAATCCTGCCACATGGACATACTCTGATAACCCTGCGCTGTGCGTGCGTGATTACCTAGTCGATGCAAAGTACGGACTAGGCGAGGATCACACACTAATCGACGAGACAGCCTTAACAGCGGCGGCTAATCTTTGTGATGAGGACGTAGATGTTGACGGCGGCGGTACGCATACACGCTATGAATGCCACGGCTTAATGAATACCGACAACCAAATAAAGGGCAACATTGAGCAGATTTTGTCCGCTATGGGTGGACGCCTTACGTATTCGGGCGGCAAGTATTTTATCGGCGCGGCAGGCTATGTTGCTCCGACTTTTGAGTTTACAGAGGCGGATTGCGTTTCTGACATACAGACACAGACAAAGCAGTCGCGCAGAGGCGTCTATAACGGCGTTAAAGGCATTTTTGTATCTCAAGAAAAAAACTACAAAGTTCTCGATTACCCTGCACAGATTAGCTCTAGCTACGAGGCGGAGGACGGCGATCCTATTTATTTAGATATGCCCTTGCCTTTTGTTACTGATAACCGACAGGCACAGCGTTTAGCCAAAATAGCGTTGCTCAAGTCGCGCCAGCAAGTTGTCGTGACAATGACGGTAAACCTCAAAGGCTTGCAGGTTAAAGTTGGCGACACGATCAAGCTGACTAACGAGCGTCTGGGCTACGACGAAAAGATTTTTGAGGTTATTGATTACTCATTAGCTATTACTGCTGGCGGCGATCTTGCTGTCAATGTTCAGCTTATTGAGACGGCGGCGGCTATCTACGATTGGGCAACCAGCGACGAACAGGACTTTTTAAGCGGTGGAGTGCTCGACTTATACGACGGGCGCACAGTTAACAATGTAACAAATTTAGCAAGGAACGAAATCGCCTTACTCGGCCCTGACGGTGCCACAAAAACCACAACGGAACTCACTTGGACAGCACCTGACGACGCATTCATTGATTTTTACAAGGTGCGTTACAACATCAACGGCACAACCAACTATTTTCACGCAGAGACTAAAGAGCCGCGCATTCTGCTGTCTGGCTTAAATGTTACGCAAAACTACGACTTCCGCGTACAGGTTCAGAATCTATTAGGTGTTACCAGCACAGGCGCGACACTACTTAACAAACCATTTACAGGCGACACAACAGCACCAAGCCCTGTTACTAACGTTGAGATTACTAGCGGCCTCAAAAACCTTACTGTTCAGTGGACGAACCCAACTGACGCAGACTTAGCCTATGTGCAGATTTATGTGGCTAGTTCGATAACAAAACCTGCAAGCCCTGTCGCACAGATTAATGGTACGGAGTTTGTATACCCTGCCGCGTCTGGCGAGGGCAAAGGCACAATTAAGTATTTTTGGCTTGAGGCTGTGGATTTCTCAGGAAACGTCTCTACGACTGTCGGCCCAGAATACGAAAGCATTCAGCTACCCAAGTCAGAGGAAATAGACGGCGCGGTATCTGAGGCAATTACGTTTGGCATCTACAATGCACTTAGCACGACGCTATCAACTTCGTTAACGACGTTTGGCTCATTCAGTACGCCTGCACCTGAGAACGACGTTAAAAAACGTGCGCTGCTGATGGCAATGTTTACACTCAGCGCAAACAATCCATCGGGTGACTTTACGGTTGGCGTTAGAGTAGAGCGAAAAAGCAAAGGCGCGACAACGGGAACATCACTCGGGACAGTCGTTGCAAATGGCGGCGTAGCGATGGGCGCTCGATACATCGAAGTCGCTGGCAATGTGATGGCAGAATTAGATATGTACGGCGGTATTGCTACGTCTGCAACGTCACCTAGTGCTGTTTACAATGTCGTCTCTGTTGAGTACCAAACAAGCACCGACAGAACGCGCATCATTTACGCAAGCAGTACAGTAATCAGTTCAGGCGACGTGTACTACAACGCAGACAAGTGGACATCGGCGGGCACATGGCTTACCTACGCACCACTGTCTGAGCCTCGTTACAATGTTTCGAGCATCACGGGATCGTCAAATCACTTTATGTTTCAGCCGCT